AGGAATTGTGCCAATGAAACCCTACCTATCTAAAGCAGCTGTGCAATTACGGGAGCAGATCGATGATTCCTTCCCAGAGCGTAGCCGTAAATCTGATGGGTGGATTGGTGATGCTAGACATAGCACAAGAAAGAGCGATCACAACCCAGACACAAACGGATGCGTGCGAGCAATTGATATTGACGCTAGGCTTTCTGACGACAAAGGGCTTTCAGCATATTTGGCAGATCAAATTCGATCATACGGGAAAACCAATGGTCGCATCAGTTATGTAATCCATCAGTCAAAGATTGCTTCACCGATTCTCGGATGGCGTTGGCGTAAATATAAGGGCAATCCTCACAACCATCATCTGCATGTAAGTTTCAAGAAAGATCAAGATAAGAATTCTGAGTTTTTTAATATCCCACTACTAGGAGGACAAAATGGCTAGTCCATACAACATACTAATCGATCAAGGCGCAACTTACACTTTAGCCATTACTTACAAAGATTCAGCCGGTGCTGCAATCAATCTGACTAATTACACAGCTGCTATGCAATTAAGGCTTTCCTATGATGCCTCAACGCCAGTATTGTCTTTGTCAAGCCCATCCAACGGAATTGTCATTACAGGAGCAAGTGGTTTAATCACAATCACAATTACAGACACACAAACCGCTGCTTTAGCTGCTAATACATTTTTCTATGATCTAGAGATTACATCTCCAACATCTGTAAAAACCCGATTGATTCAAGGAGTTGCCACAGTATCCCCAGAGGTAACTAGATGAGCAATACTTTAACAGTTACCGAGGTAGTCAATTCTGTAACGGTTACGCCTGTTAATAATACAGTTACTGTTTCAGACGTAGGTGTGCAAGGGCCTGCAGGTGCCACTGGTGCCACTGGTGCTACTGGTGCTCAAGGTTCATCTGGCGTAGTTACAGTCAATGCTCCCCTTACAAATGCTGGCACTTCATCAGCCGCCAATCTTTCAATCTCGGCTGGATCCACTTCTGCCGCTGGAGCACTACAACTTACCGACTCAGTAGCCTCAACTTCAACTACTACTGCTGCTACTCCTAATGCGGTAAAGACTGCTTATGATTATGCTGATACTAGAACTTTTTCAATAGTAGTTCCATCTGGCAGTTATCTGCAAACTCAGACGGGAAGCTATGCAAACTTGGGGGCAACTGCAAATAGAAGTAATTATCTTCCAATTTACTTACCAACAAGCACATCCTTTGATCGCATAGCAGTTATGACTAGCTCAACTTTTAGCGGAACTGCAGTAGTAAGAATGGGTATTTATGCTCATAATGCATCTACAGGCCAGCCTTCTACTTTAATTTTAGATGCTGGAACAGTATCTTGCACCGCGTCAAGTACAATTTATTCAATAACAATTAGTCAAACCCTGTCGGCTGGTTTTTATTGGGTAGTAATGAACACGCAAACTGCCGCAACTACTAACAACTTTAATGGAACAACGGCATCAACAACAAACTTAAATGTTTTATTGCCGTACAGATCGTTGCCATCTGGTAACTTAACAACAGGATGGGCTCAAAATAGCGTTACAGGAGCGTTCGCTGATGCTGCAAGTTTGATTACTATGGGTTCAGCGCCTTTCACTTGGTTAAGGGTGGCATAAATGAAAATGATTACTTACGGCATAGGCGGCTATGACCCATCCAAGCCAAATAACAATATCGTTGAAGAAATCGACCTACCAGATGAGGAGACAGAATGAAACTATCTAACAAGCACAAGGCAGCAATCAAGTCATATCTAAGAGCTGTTGCAGCTTCCGGTATTACTGTCTTGTTGGCAATTGTTGCTGACATGCGACCAGAGTTTGCAATCCTTGCTGGTGCATTAGTTGCGCCTCTTGCCAAGGCACTTGATCCAAAGTCCGGCAAAGAAGCTGATTATGGACTTAATGCGAAATGACAGCCAACGAATGGGTTGGTATAGCCGTTGGCGTATCCGCCGTATCTACAAGTTTATTGCTGGGTCTGCGCTGGGTTATTAAATCCTACTTACAAGAATTGAAACCCAATTCTGGAAGTTCAATCAAGGATCAAATTACAAGGCTAGAAAAGCGTGTCGATGATCTGTTTGTCTTAATTAGTAAGTCATAATTTTAATTATGGCGAACACACGAAAACCTATCAAACGCAAAAAGATCAATCGTCGAGTCGTTCGCCAATCTCCTGAACCATTATCAAAGATCGATCAACATTACACAGCTCTGCACGAATGTTACAAAGCAGCTAGAAAAGCAGGATTCACACCTGAGCACGCTTTTTGGTTGATGACCGAGCACAAGACATTCCCTGATTGGATTGTGGGCGATGGTGGGATCATCCCATCCATAGATCCAACTGACGATGAGGATGACGATTAAGCGATACTTGGTCATTTCGGATTTACAAATCCCATACCACCATGAAGTAGCAGTCAAGAATGTAGTTAAGTTAGCCAAACGAGAGAGGTTTGATAGTGTCCTTTGCGTTGGCGATGAAATTGATTTTCAAACAATTAGCCGGTGGGCTGAAAAAACACCTTTGGCTTATCAACAAACTTTGGATGATGACCGCACAGCTACTCAAGAAATCCTTTGGGCTCTTACAGAGCACAGCCGAGAAGCTCATATTATCCGCAGTAATCATACTGATCGCTTATATAACACTTTATTAAAAGTTCCGGGAATGATCTCACTTCCCGAATTGCAGTATTCCAAGTTCATGGATTTTGATTCTATGGGCATTACCTTTCATAAAACATTCTATGAATTTGAAAAGGGCTGGATCTTGGCTCATGGCGATGAAGGCAACATGAACCCCAACGCTGGTCAGACTGCCCTAAATCTTGCCAAAAAGGCAGGAAAGAGCGTGGTTTGTGGTCATACCCATAGACTAGGTATGTCAGCCTACTCAGAGGGGCTCTACGGGGCTTATAGACCCCTTTACGGGGTTGAAACAGGCAACCTTATGAATAGGGCTAAAGCATCCTATACTAAGGGCTTGGCTAATTGGCAAATGGGCATAGTTTTGATGGAATGGGATGGCAAGAATATGAGCGTGCAGATGATCCCAATTAACAAAGATGGCAGTTTCACAGCTCTTGGAAAGTCTTATGGGTCTTGAAACCGATTATCACGAACGCACGATTGATGACCATATCGATGATTTTGAGGATATTAGCGTTATCTAATCGTTATACAACACTCCGAAAGAAAATAACCAAGCGTCCTTGATCTAGGTCATACTTTATGCATCACCCACAAGATATGTGGAGGATATGTAAGGGAGCAACATGGATCTATATGGAGAACTTAGAGATTTTGGCTATCTCTGGTTATTAGGAATGACAGCTGCAGCAATTGTTTGGTGGCTAATTTTAGAAATTCGAGATACCGCATTCCAGAATGGCTACTGGAAAGGTCGGGCGGATGGCTGGAATATGCACCGCAGATTGATTACCATTAAGCAGCAGTCAGATGAAGTCTTTGATTATGACAAAAACTGAGCAGTTATTTGATGAGGTCATTAATACGATCCAACAGCGTGGAAGTGTTTACGGACATCCTTACTATAACCACAAACGAATTGCAGGTCTTTGGTCTGCATATCTCGATTTCCCTATCACACCACACCAAGCTGCATTATGTATGGCACTCGTCAAGGTTTCTAGGCTTAGTGAAACTCCAGACCATGAGGACAGTATCAAGGACTTCATTGCCTATGGGTCTGTCTATAAAACCGTGCTTGATGCAGTCAAAGATGAAAACTGGGAGGATTAATAATGGCATTCAATCTTGAGGATTATGAGGATGTGGCTACTTTAAACAAATGGTTCATAAGTAACTTTCCGTCCGGTCGATCAGATATATCAGTCATTAGCCATGATGGTGAAAAAGGTTATATTTTGGTGCAAGCAACTCTTTGGCGAGATAGCAAGGATGAGCAACCATGCGTTTCTAACATAGCCTTTGGATCTAGGGAAACTTATATTCCTAACATGAAGAAATTTTATGTTGAGGATACTGCAACAAGTGCATTAGGTAGAGCAATTATTCTACTTAAAGGATCTGACAAAACTGCTACCAAGGATGACATGCGAAAGGTTGAAAGCAATCCATCATTTAAGGAGAAGCTAGAAAGCCGTCAAAATATGTATGGCAAAGCCGGATCTAAGTCAGCACAAATTGAAACAATCTTAAGAGATAGTTTTGCAGCTGATAAGAAAGAGCCTGAACCTGTTGCTTGGTCTGTTGGTGAAGTAGTTGCTGAAATAGGTGCATCAATACCTAATGAGCCACCTGCATGTCAGCATGGTCATATTCTTAAAGAGGGTATCAGTAAGGGCGGAAAGCCATATCGAGGTTATGTATGCAAAGCAAAAGAATGTCCGCCAAAATGGGCAAAACTTACAGCTAATGGAAAATGGTATTTTGAAGGAGGTGAATAAATGGGTGAATTACAAATTATCGATGGCTCCGGCTTAACTGCCACCTTTACGGATGACGGAGTAAAAGTAGAGCCATCAATGGTTACTTGCGACTTATGCAACGATGACAGATTACTTCATGAGGGCGATCTGCTTCGATGCTATTCCTGCCATGCCATAAACCGAATTCCGTATCATGCCTAATTACGATTACATGTGCGATGGTGAGGGGTTAGTGATTGTATTGGATTTACCAATGGATCATAAAATCCCTCATTGTCAAGTATGCAATGCGCCTTTAAGGCGTGTTTATACAGCTGTGCCTACGATCTTTAAAGGAACTGGATGGGCTGGCAAAGATGGTTAATTTCAGATGTAACTTCTGTTCAGCCAACACCGAGTTTGTATGGCTTGATGGATACCCAGAAGCTGATGGGTTTAGAGTTTATCAATGCCTAAAGTGTTGCGCTGTTGGAACAAAGAATTTAGCAGAATCAACTGACACTCAAGAGCCTGTAATGCGCTGCACTAAGTGTGGGTGTTGGATGTTTGCAGATAAGGAGTGCCATACATGTGCGCTGATCATGACGAAATGACGCATCAAATCAATTGGGCTTATCAGAATGAATTGCGTAAGCAATGGCTGTTAGATAATCCGGATGCACAATACATAGGATGGATGTCTATATGAACGCCACGCCGTCTGACCTGCGGTTATGCCGAACGATTTGGAAGCGTATGCTACCCTTAAACGCAAATTCGCTTTCAGAGCGAAAGGGCGATCTGCGAAGCAGAAAGATCGCAAGGTTTGGTTTGGTGATACCTCTGTTCATAGTCTTGAACATAAGCCTTTTAAAAGATGATTCTGTAGCTGCTAATAAGACCAATCATTACAGACAATATGCATTCATACAGCTTAATGACTTAGATCAATTTTATTGTTTAGATGAGTTAAACTTTAAAGAATCTAGATGGAATCCAAAGGCTAAGAATGGTAGTCATCATGGCATTCCTCAAGGTAGATCTAAATGGTTAGCAACAGTTGATGGATTTAAACAAATTGATTGGCAACTCAAATACATACAAAAGCGTTATAGTAATCCTTGTAATGCTTTAGCACATCATAAGATTAAGGGATGGTATTGAGTAAGTCAGCTCTAAGATCTACCGGATCAACAAGGCATTGGAGATCTATTCGCAGTA